TACTGCATCTATTACTTCTTCTCCCTCATAATATTTTCTGCTTTTTTCTGCTAATCTTTTTTCATTCAAGCCAAAAACTTCTTTGTTTTGCTTTTTAGTTTTACCATTCTCTTGCCATACAACTTGAACGCATAACTTTTTACCACCAGCTCTATCAACAGTAACGACTTGAACTTTCATATTTAAGCAGCCACCTTATTTAATTGGCCAAGATACTCTGGACAAGCACATAACAAAGCTGGCACATATTTAGTTTTATAACATTTAAAACTTTTTAACTTTTTTTTAGCAGCAGCATCTTCACTTGGATGCTCCACTATAATTTGAACTATGTTTGGGTGTGGTTTATTAATTATCATGCAGCCTCCTTGGTTTGTGTTTTTAATTCTTTATCCCACACCAACAAAGTCTTACCGATAACTTTTGAAGATTTATTTTTTTGGGGAAGGATTATATTTATAAAATATTGCTCTAAGTTAGAGAAGGTAGCGAACTTGATTTTTTGAAAGTTTTTAACCATACAATAGATATAATGGTTATTGCCAAGATGTCAATCCATATAGGTAATTATGTTTGCCAATCTGGTATATTCATTTAGGCGTAGGGAAGGTGTCTGAATTTAATCAGTTGAGAATAGTTCTAAAGTAAAATAATTAGGCTTCTATTTTACTTAGTTGGTCTTGCAGACTTATAACAGCAATCAATTTTGAGTGAGCTGTCTTACTTATAGCCGCAATCCCTGGAGGATACATTCCCCCGTTTTTAACTTTAAGTCTCGTTATCTTTGCGTTCAGAGACTTTCGTTCCTTCTCGATCAACTGGATTTTTTGTTCCAGATGTTGGTAATGGTTTATCATCACTTACCTCTTTTATTCTAGCGAACTCAAAGCTGACAGTTTTTCCATCAACTTCGTATATTGCTGCATCGCTAGGAATTATTTGATTTGCAGCATCAGCAACAGAATTAAAAACTTCACTCGCTGTAAAGTTTGCGCTTCCGTTCCAGAATTTTTCAATTCTCTTACTCATTTGAATAATCTCTCTCTAAAATAATTTTTAAATAATGAATAGCTTTTTTAATATCTTCAGCTTTATTTTTTTTTTGATGTCGACACACATATTTTACAACATTTCCCTCTGCAAACAATAGTTTATTTTCACTAATAAAATATGCGGGTTCAACTTTCATATTTTTATAATGATCGCTGCCAATTTGTTCAGCTAAACATTCGTAATTAAATTCTTTAAATATATCTGTGTGTGTCATCACTTTAATATTTGAATGCTTCTTGCTTTTCCTGGTAATTTTTTGATCCATTTCCTATCTTCTAATTGGCTGACATATTTATTAATTGAGTTCTTTGATTTTAAATGTACCGCCACCCTCATTTCGTCATAAGATGGCGACACAGTATTTTTTGCAATATAGCTTTTAATAAACTTAAAAAGTTTTAGTTGTTTTTGAGTTAAGCCATATTGTTCCATTAGTTATCTAAAAGGGGATTTCTTCTCTATTAGCGTCTGGAGCTGTAGCAATAGTGCTAGCTGTTCCCGTTCCCGTTTTTTTGATAGTAATCTTTAAAGATTTATCTTCCTGGATATAAGCTGAAGCCTCCATCCATACACCATCAATAGTGAAGTTCTTTCTATAAGGCTTCATTGTCTTTGGGTTTACTTTATCACTATCCGATAAAACTAGATCGGGTCTATTCTTAGTAGCTTCGTCTCCAGCTATCTTATCTGCGTTTCTTTTCAAACTAAATGTAGACACCCAGTTTGGATCTTGTGGTTTCTTAAAATCAGCCATATATATTTATCCTTTTATGTTAATTGCTGTCGTCTATTTAAGAAGGCAGTTTTTACTTCTTCATACCTTGCTAAATTTTGTGTTTTAAGTTTAGTTAAAAATTCTTTATTTTGACTTCCTAGTTCCTCTAAATTTGCTTTATGAGTACACGTCTTAATTCTTTCTTTAATAATATCTGCGTGATCTAACTTGATACCCGTGTTGGCATTATTGTTTTGTTTTACATTTGGCATTTCTTGATCCGAATAAACTTCTCCATGAATACCCAATGCTTTTAAAATAGATCTATCGACAGCTCTTTTTTCTGCAATCGCTACTGGATAATCAAATTGATTATTTTTAGGAGAGGCTTCTCCAAGTGAGGTAAATCTTCGAGTTTTATGTAGCGCAACTGCTTTAACTACAGCTACCTCTTTATCTAAATTACAATGAACCAAATCTATATTGGTTTCTATGTTATAATGCTGCGCCAATCCTTCTACTTCTAAATGTTTTATAATCCATTTCCCAGGTTTGAACTCCCACATACCACCATCTTTTTTGATTTTTTGTAAATAGGTTTCTAGTGAAATTAAGTTTATGACGTTACCCATGATAAACCTTTTTTTTAATACCCAGAGTTTGAATGAAGGTAAAAGAATACTGCTGTATTAAAACCTTATCATACATCGCTGCATGATTACTCTGGGTACATTTAACAAAGCTAACCGCCAATATAGGAAAGGCGATAATTACAACAAGGAGCAAACCTTTATAATTATTTTTCTTTGCTAAATTCTTTTTCAACAGCCATGGCTGCACATTTAAAACTGATATGTTTTGTTTCAATCTAACCCCCATAATTTCATTGCAATATCTCTATGCTCTCCCATGTTTTTCCAAAAGAAGTGGCCAAAGTCTGGGTTAATATCTTGATGCCAAGTAGTCTTACCCGCATGATTAGCCATCACACGTTCTCTACGTTTAGCAACCATGGTTAATCGGTTAAGACGTTTGCGCAAGTTTTCTGGTTTTAAATCCTCGCAATTTTCTGGGGTAAAAATTTTATAATCTTCTTCATTCATTACGAACAAGTGTGGTTTCTTTTTTTCTTCACAAGCAAAGTAATAGAACGCCACCTGGCTAACGTGTTCTTCCCATCCCATGTAACCCTCATCTAGTTTAGGTAATGAATAATTTGAAGTACCATCTTTTCTTGCTCTATTTTTCTTCCTGTGTTTTGTCTTCATTTCAACAAAATTATGTTCATCTTCAAAATCTATACGGCCAATCGTAGGTAACACGCAGCCATCTAAAGTTAATGAAACATATCTTTCACATTCAATAGGGGAGGTTAAATTAATTTCTTTTATGCCATTTTTTAATGTTTCAAATGATATTGCTAAACCTAATCTAGCTACATCGTGTTGAGCTTTATCTGCTTCATCCGCTGGCTCATACGCATTAAATTTTTCTAAAATTTTATCAAAGATTTTTCTTTGGGGTAGGATCTCTGTTTTAACTAAACCTTTACCAACTTTAGTTTCCCATAAGTATTTGCCAAATTTTAAAATACCCATATCGCCAAGGCATACGCCAGTAAACATTTTAGAATTGATTGGAAGTTTTCTTCTTTGCTCTTGCGTGAGATATAAATATTTATAACCCCACATACAATCCATAGAATTTAATTGAGAAGGCGACCAATGATTAAGTTTATAAAGTTTAACCCACTCTGGTAAATCTTTAATGCTATCTAAAAAATCGTCTTTTAATACTGGTTCCATAATACAAATTAAATACTTTATTGGAACGATTGGTAAACACAGAAACCCTTATTGGCAAGTTTAAAAACCAGATAGGTAAAATCGGAGGTTGTGTTGGTTGTGGATAATTATTTGAAGGGATTTATTTTATTAGAAGGCACTCTGCCAGGCTTATATTTATTATAACTTTCAAAAAAAGTCATTTTTCTTGGAGCTGCAATTTTAATGTCTCTAGGATCTACATCGGTAGCCATATTAGACATTGGTCTTTTAGTTTCTGGATGTAATAAATTTAATCTAAATGTTGGTTGTGATTTATCTATTTCAATTAAACAAATAATATCACGGTAACCTTTTTTTCTACCCTTTTCAGTTGGCTCAACAAAACAAGTGCTGTTAATAGCATCCTCACTAAAACCATTATAATCATAATCTGTAGCTCCACCTCTTTCAAATAAATGTATTTCGTTATGAGCTTCTCTGCCTGGTGCATAAAATTGAATAGCTTTTGTTTGTGGTGTGTAAAAACCACCAGGTATAATAATTTCTCTATAGTTTTTTTTATGTAATCTTCTAACTACATAATCTTCTGCGTAACCATGTAATTCTAAACTATCAATTTTTGGAGCGGGAAATAATATATCAGCTGGATTGCATTTCAAAATTTTAGCGATTTGTATTGCTTGCTCAACACTAACTTTTCTGTCGCCTCTAAGCCATCTATGAGTTGTGACGGGAGAAACTTTTAATTTGTAGGCTAGCTCTTGGCTATCTATACCAACTTCAGCCATTTTTTGTTTTAAGAACATATCCGCTTCGTTACCCTTTAAATATTGATTCGTAATATCTATAACTTTTACCATGTCGGCAATGAAACACAACAAGTTGGTTATGTCAATAGTGTTACAGGCAAAAATTACAGTAAATTACAACTCTGGTTATATGTTGACAACTTCGGTAATCGGCTCTTGCCAACAAGGTTTCGTTTCCATAATGACAATGAATGCAATTAGAAAAATTCAGAACTACAAAAGGTTTATCATACAAAAAATTAGCTGATTTAATAGGTGTAGTAGGTGTCTCGCCAGCAACCACTATATTTAGGTGGTGCA